CAAGGGAATGCGCACCGTCTTCGCGGAGGCGTTCCTCAACCAGCCGGAGCGCCTGGCCCGGATCAAGCTGTACGCCCGCCGGGCCAAGTTGGGCATGCCATTGTTCGACCCGCGCGGCGACCGGAGGGAGCCATGCCCGACCTGACCGCCCGCCACGCCCAGATCCCCGAGGCCGTGGCCGCCCGCTACCGCCGCGCCCTCCGCGCCCTGCCCGGCTGGGTCGCCGAGGACCTCGTGAGCCACCTCACCTTGGCCCTCGTCCAGGCGTGGCGGCGTTACCGGCCCGGCCGGGGCTGCACGTTCGACGGCTACCTGTTCACCTGCGTGGTTCAGGCCAGCAAGGCGTGCCGGGCGCGCTTCCGCTACGAGAAGCGGGCCGGCACCCTCAGGGAGCGGCGCGTGCCGCCCGGCTGGTTCGACCGGGGCTGCCGCGACAAGGGTCGCGACGCCCTGGAGGCCCGCGACGTCTGCGAACAGTTGCGCTCGCGGCTGACCGCCGACCAGTGGCAGGCCCTGTGGGGGCGGCACGCCGAGGGGCTGACCGGCGCCCAACTGGCGCGGGCGTTGGGTCTGCGGCACGACACGACCGCCCTGGAACTGGTGCGGGACGCCGAGCGGGCGGCCCGGGAGGTGACGCCGTGACCACCGACCAACTCGCCGCCATCCGTGCCCGCCTCGACGCCGCCACGCCGTGGCCGTGGGAGCAGGAGAAAGATAACAACGGGCTGGCCGTCGAAGTCACCGCTTTCGACCCGGACGAACCTGACGAGCCGTGGGGCGTGGCCGTCGCCTACCGATGCTGTGGGCACGGGAAAGACCGTTGCGAGGACAACGCCGCCCTCATCGCCAACGCCCCCGCCGACCTCGCCGACCTCCTGGCCTACGTCGGGCAGCTGGAGGGCCTGCTCCGCGACCTGTGCGAGGACAGCCGGGCGGCGGCGGAGGTGGTGCGGCTGCGGAAGCTCTTCGGCCAGGTCCTCGTGGCCTGCGACGACCCGCACGTCAAGGGCCAGTCCGTGGCCGCCGACATGATCGCCAGGTACATCCGCGACGCCATCGCCCCGGTCGCGAAAAAGCCCGGCGGTGCCTGATGACACCGCCGGGCCCTCTTGCTTCGCACCGACGCCTCAGCCCATCCGGCCTCCTGTGATCGGGTACGCGCCTGCGGCCGGGACGCCGTCATTCTACGGGCCGGGGGCGGAAGTCGTCCAGCGACACGCCCAGCACGTCGGCCAGCGCCAGCAGGGCCGCGAAGCTCGGTGCCTGGAGCCCCTGCTCGATCTTGCGGACGGTCCCCAGGGCCAGGTCGGTCGCCTCCGCCAGCTCGGCCTGAGACAGCCCGGCCGCCTCGCGGATCGCCTTGACCCGCCGGCCGACCCCGGCCGTGATCGTTCGCGTGTCTATGCGGGCCCCAGGTGTTCGCTTCGGCGAGTCAATGACCGTCATCTTATCGATCTGCCGTGACAGCCAGGGTGGCCAATAGCCGCCTTCGCCGACGGCACAAAATGCGGCCACGTCGTCAGCGGTTAGCTTGAACCACTCGCCGTGATCGCGTCTTGCGGCAAGACGCCAGTGAAAAGCCCTTTCGACGAGCCGTGGGCGTGCATAAGGAATGGTGTGAATGATCGCGTCACTGCTCAGCCCCAGCGTGGCGGCCCGCCGGGCCGGGTTGTCGCTGAAGCCGATCTTGTGGAGCCCGGTCGATTCGCAGAACATCAGGTAGACGGAGCCGGTGGCCACTTGCCTTTGCGCTGGAGGTACTCGATTAGCGCCTGCCTCACCTCCCGCGTCAGCGCCCTGTTCCCCTCCTCCGCCAGTTCCCTCATCAGGCCTGCCACGTCGTCCGCGAGGCGGACCAGCGTTGACGCCTGGTGGTAGTCCGTGTCCTGCTTTGGTCGTTTCTTGGCCATGCTCGACATTGTCGCGTCCTCTGGTACTCATGACAAGCCCTTCCGCTTCCAGTGTTGCCCCAACATCAGTGTACGCAATGGCACCGTCTGGATCAATCTGGAAAAATCTGGAAAATGACATTGCGTCTGGATATCCAGTATGAGATACTACAGGTGTGGAGTGAAGGAAACGCAAGGAGAGACGACGATGAAGACCACCACCCGCACCCTGGCCGCCCTGACCGTCGCCTTCCCGCTCTACCTGGCCTCGATGCTGTTCATCCGCCACCCCTTCACGGCGGAGTACGAGGCCGCCGCCCGCCGGCTGTTCGGCCGCTAACCCGCCCCTGGCCCCTGACGAGGAGACGACCGATGAGCTTCTTCACCGTCGCCATGTACACGAGCTTCACCGTCAACCTGCTGGCCGGCAACTGGGCCATCGCCGCCGTGTCTCTGGTCGTGGCCGTCGCCCACAACGCGCTCGACATCCGCGCCGAGTACGCCCGCGAGGCCGACGAGGCCCCCGTGCCGTCGCCCGAGCCGATCCGCCGCCGCTGACCACCGGCCCGCCCCGCGTCTACTGTGCACCCCTGCACAGTAGACGCGGGGGCGCGAAGGAGACCGACCGATGAGCGACAAACACCTGCTGGTGAACCTGATCGTGGACGTGGTCGGCAACCCGATGCCTGACCCGGCTGACCGTGCCGCCCTCGCGGACCTGCTGGAGGAGGCCGGGCGGGACGAAGAGGCGGCCCTGGTGCGGTCGTGCGTGCCGACCAGGCCGCACTTCCCTGACCCGGACGACTTCGGCAGCGTGCAGGTCGTGGCGGGCGTTTGGCGGTCCGAACTGACCGACGCCGATCTCAGCGACGGCGAGCCGGGCGAGCGAGTGGACCTGTTCGCCGACAACTGAGGAGGATGACTGATGAACGCCACCACCCACACCGTCGGCCGCCACTACTGGGCCACCCTCAACGTCGGCCTGCGGCGGCGCCCCTGCCGCGTGCGGCTGGCCCGCGTGCTGGACAAGGTCGAGCGCGACGAGGTCCTCGGCCGCTTCGACTGCGTCATCGTCGCCAACGGCCTGCACACGTTCGGCCGCCTGGCCGGCCTGAAGGAGGAACGATCATGAGCGACACCACGACCACGGCCCGCGGCATCATGCTGCCCTGCCCGCGCTGCGGCGAGCCGGACGCCGCCCTGCTGTTCAACCTGGCCGACGGCGAGACGATCACCTGCCAGGAGAGCGACTGCGAGTTCACCATCGACGACGTCCGCGGCCTGCTGGCCCGCTGGGCGCCCGTCCTGGCCTGGCTGGACGCGATGCCGGCGGCCCCTAACCGGCCCGCGTAGAATACACCCAGAGAGGTGCGCGATGGCGTTCGACTTCAACCAGGGCCCGATCCGGCCGTATGGGAGGTGGCCAGGTGGTGGCACGATGCATTGATCGCGTCGGGTGGCGATGCGGCTCGCTGGTCGTCGTCCGGCGGTCCGACCGACGAGACGGTGATGGCCGCCTTCGCTACTGGACGTGCCGCTGCGACTGTGGCCGGGTCAAGGACGTCCACGTCGTCGCCTTGCGGTCGGAAAGCACGCCGAGCGCCAGGGCATTTGCGAAAACGCTCTGCGGCAGCGACTCCGCCACGGGTGGCCCGTCTCGCTGGCCCTGACGAAGCCAATTCAGAAGAAAGGAGGTGCGTAGTGTCGTTCGACTTCAACCAGGACCCGATCCGGCTCTACGGGATCTTTTCCCCAGACGCCGTTTCCCGTTGAAGTATCCATCTACGGCTATTGCCGCATGAGTTGCTCCTATTGCTTCGCGAACCTCGGCCGTGACGCGGCCGACCGCGAGCTCCACCCGGAGAACAGCCTGCCGAAGCTGCTGCGGCGGCTGGACCGGGCGATGCAGGACGAGCACGATCCCATCGGCTTCTTCCTCCGCGAGCGCTACCCCGTCTGCTTCTCGAACACGACCGACCCTTTCCAGCGCGACGAGAAGACCTACCGGGCCAGTGAGACGTTCCTGGCCTGGTGCCAGGCGCACAAGGTGCCCGTGTACCTCCAGACGCGCGGCAACGTGCTCTACGAGGAGTGGGAGCGGTACGCGCCCCTGCTCGACCCGGGCCGCGTCGTGGCGTACCTGTCGATCTGCCAGATGGACGACCGCACGCGCCGCCGCCACGAGCCGGGCGCCCTGGCGATCGAGAAGCGCTGGGAGCTGGCCCGGCGCCTGACCGACCGCGGGATACCCGTCGTCGTCGCCTGCAACCCGTGGGTGCGCGAGTGGGTGCCCGAGGCGGGGCCGTTCCTCGAGCGCTGCGCCGCCGCCGGCGCCCGCGGCGTGTGGTGGGAGTGCCTGCACCTCTCGGGCGCCCAGGCCGACGTGCTGCCCCTGACCTACCGGGGCGAGTTGCTGTCCCAGGCCAACACGCTGCCCATGTACCTGATCGGCGTGCTGAAGGCGTGGTACGCCGAGGCGGCCCGGCTGGGCCTCGACTTCTTCCCCACGCCGAAATGGGACGGCTACTTCGGCCACCAGGCCCGCCACCCCGAGTGTGCCGACCCCGCCTGGCTGGGCGGCAAGACGCTCGACTTCAACTTCCGCCTCCTGAAGGCCGTCAGCCGCCTCTCCGCCGACTGTGGCCGCACCCTGGTCCTCTTCGGCTGGCCGCAGGTCGAGCAGGCCCTCGGGCTGATGAAGGTGCCCAACCCGACCCTCGACGCCGAGCCGTTCTGGTATCCGTTCAACGCCTCGGTCAAGGCCGACCGCCGGGCCTGGCGGTCGCGCCTGGGCAAGCGGGCGCCTTTGTGGGAGATCGTCCGCCACTTCTGGAACCGCCCCTGGGAGAACCAGCACCTCGTGTGGTATCATCCGCTGGTGCAGGCCGTGTGCCGCCCGCACGGCCCCAACAGCGAGCTCTACTGCACGACCGAGGCGGGCGACCTGATCGCCGCCTTCAACCCGGCCATCAAGCGCCACGGCCCGTTCGAACTGGACGAGGCCACGATCGACTGGTCCCGGGCCGTCTGGCCCAACTTCGAGGAGTGACAGCCATGCCAAGCGGGGGCGGCGGCAATCGCGGGGCGCAGTCCGGCGGCAGCTCGTCGATCAGTCGTGGCGGCTTCGGCTCGGCCCGCAACACGCCGGCCGGCTTGTCGCGGCCCGGTGCGGCGGCCACGCAGCGGGCGGTGAGCTTCCTCATGGGCCGTTAACCGGAGGGAACAGGCCATGCCAAGTGGCGGCGGAAATGGCGGCAAGGCGGCCCAGCCCGGCGGCGGGGCGCGGATGGCCCCGCAGGCCATGACGCGGGAGCAGCGGATCTCGCTCTACCAGGAGCGGGCGGCGGCCGGCGCGCCGCTGTTCGGGTGATCGGTGATATCCTCGTAATCGGGAGGTGACTCATGCCAGCAGGTGGTGGTGGAACGGGTGGCGGCCGCGGCGGCGGCGGGATGTTCAGCCGGGCGGCGGCGGCCAGCATCGCCTCGGGCGGCCGGTCGGTGTCGCTGGGCTCCGTCTGAGAGGCTAGCCCATGAAGGTCAACCCGGTGGAGCTTCTCCCCCTGGAGAGGCTCCACCAAAACCCTGACAACCCGAAGAAGCCGATGGGCGCCCGCTACCGGCGCGGCCTCAAGGCCAGCCTGGCGAAGTTCGGCTTCGCCGGGCTGCTCGTCGTCGCCGGCCCCGACGCCGACGGCACCTACGAGGTCCTCGACGGCAACACGCGCCTCGACGAGCTGGACGGCCAGGCCGACAGCGTTCCGTGCGTCGTCCTCGACCTCGACGCCGCCGGCCGGCGCGAGTTCGCCCTGAGTTACGACCGCAACCGCAAGCTCTTCGACGAGGACAAGGTCGTCGAGCAACTCCGCGCCCTGGCCGGCGGCGGCGCCGACGTCAAGGCCCTGGAGGCCCTCTCCGGCGTGGAGAACCTGCGCCTCCTGATCGACGACCAGAGGAGGGCGGCCCCGGCCCCGCCGCCCACGCCCGCCCGCATGCCCGAGCAGGCGAGCCTCGTCCTCTACGGCCCCGCCGAGGACGTGCAGGCCGTCCGCGAACTGCTCAAGCGGCTCCGGTCCCGCCTGCCGTCGGCGAGCAAGGCGCGCTCCCTGGTCGAGCAGGCAGAGCACTACCAGGACCTCGACGACGAGTCGTTCCTTCTCGCCTTCTTGTCCGCGTGTGCGAGGGCCTCCGGTGGCTGAGCCGTGGGACCGGCTGGAGGGCGAACCGAACCAGTGGTACGCCCGCTTCGAGCAGTTCCGCCTGCTGGGGCCGAACCGGACCATCGTCGCCATCTACAACGACGAAAGGGCCAAAAAGGGTAAAAGCAAGTTATACACGTTCCCGCCGGCCTGGCAGAAGTACGCCGCAGAGTGGCGCTGGCGGGAGCGGGCCGAGGCGTGGGACGAGGCCCAGCGGGCACTGGCCCGCAAGGAGGAGGAGGGCCAGTTGCGCGAGCGGCGCCGTGCCTGGATCGCGCAGGCGCAGGCGGTGCAGGGCAAGGCGGTAGAGCGGCTGCTGACTCTGGTCGCCGAGGACCTCAGCCCCCGCGACGTGCTGCGGTGGGTGGTGCAGGGGATGAAGCTGGAGATGGTGGCAATGGGCGAGGCCATCCACACCTCGCAGGTCAAGGTTGACGGCTCGCTGAAGTGGGAGGACCTGTACGGCCGGGACGACGCCCCCGACCCGGTCGAGCAGGCCATCGAGGACGCGGGGCGCAAGGGGGAGGGGCCGACCGATGGCTGAGGACCTGTACGCCTGGATCGTCCGCGTCTACCGCGAGGCCCTGGCCCTGCGGCTGGCGGGGCACCTGGAGGACGACCCGTGTCCGCTGGAGGGGGACGCCCCGCCGTGAGCCGCGTCATCGATCCGATCAAGTTCGCGCGGGCCTTCTGGCCGGACATGCGCCTCTACCGCGAGCAGCGGCAGTGGTGCTACAGCGTCCAGGACAACGACGAGACGGTCGTCGTCGCGGGCAACAAGCTCGGCAAGGACTTCACGTCCGCCTTCATCGCCCTGTGGTGGTTCTGCTCGCGCCGCCCCGCCCGCGTCGTCACCACGTCGGTCAAGATGGAGCAGCTCAACGACGTCCTCTGGGGCGAGATCCGCCGGCTGATCGCCCTGGCGGCCCGGCCCCTGCCGCTCCAGTACAACCACATGCGCATCCGCCGCCGCAACGACGACGGCACGCTCGACCCGCGATCCGAACTGGTCGGCCAGGTCAGCAACACGCAGGAGGGTTTGCTCGGCCGCCACGCCTCCGGCTCGCTCCGCGCCCGCCGCGACGACCTGCCCCGCACCCTTACCTTGTTCGATGAAGCTTCGGGTATCGACGACGCCACCTACGACAGCGTGCAGACGTGGGCGGAGCGCGTGCTGATCGTCGGCAACCCGTGGCCGACGGAGAACTTCTTCCGCCGCGCCGCCGAGGCGGGCGACGCGCCGCGCGACCCGGACGACCTGACGAAGGGATACCACCGCAAGGTCTTCCGGGTGCGCGCCGAGGACAGCCCGAACGTCCGCCTGGCCCTGGCCGAGCAGGCGGCCGGCCGCGAGCCGTCGGGGGCCGTCGTCGTGCCCGGCGTCAAGTCGTGGGCGGAGTACCGCCGCCACCGGGCGACCTGGGACGCCCACCTCCAGTGCGTCGGCCTCGACGCGGAGTTCTACCGGGGCGCCGAGGTCCTGCTCTTCCCGCCGGAGTCGCTGGCCCGCAGCGCCGAGGAGGCCCTCCTGCGCGTCTCCGCCCGCCAGCATGCCCGCGGCCGGCGCTGCCTGGGCTGCGACCCCGGCGAGGGCGCCGCGAACACCGCCTGGGCGATCGGCGACGCCCACGGCCTGCTCGAGCTCGTCGCCTACCCGACGCCCAACACGGCCGAGATCAAGCGTGTGACCCTGGAGCTCATGCGCAAGTGGGGCGTGGCCGACGAGGACGCGCTCTTCGACCGCGGCGGCGGCGGGCTCCAGGTGGCGCACGAACTGCGCGAGTCGGGCCGCGACGTGCGCACGGTCGGGTTCGGCGAGGCGGTCAGCACGGCCGGCGTCGTCATGCTCGACGAAATTCCCGGCGCCCAGGACGACCGGTACGGCTACGTCAACCGCCGGGCGCAGATGTACGGCGAGCTCGCCCTGCTGGTCACGCCCGGCGACCCGCGCGAGCGGCCCTACGCGCTGCCGTCCACCGAGGGCGCCTGCCGGGAGCTGCACCGCCAACTGGGCCGCGTGCCCCGCCTGCGCGACGGCGAGGGCCGGCTGTACCTGCCGCCCAAGGACCGCCGGCCCGGCGACAACTCGAAGACCAAGACGCTTACCGAACTGATCGGCCGCAGCCCCGACGAGGCCGACGCGGTCGCCCTCATGGCGCACGCGCTGTTGCACCCCGGCGGCCTGGCCCCGGCTGGCCCGGCGTGGTGATCACTTGGCCACTGGCCTAGAATGAGACAACCGGAGGGCACCTGGCATGGCCGAGGTCAACGGCAGTGCGCTGCCGCCGCGAACCGACCCCCTCGACGCCGTCGCCGAGATGGTCCTGAACGCCATCACGTCGCGGGCGGCGGTCGCCGCGGCGATCGGCCCCGACAGCCGCCGCGACTACTTCGCGGACTTCGGGCACCCCAAGAACCCGAGCCTGCAGGACTACGCCGACCTGTACGACCGCTGCGGCGTCGCCGCGCGGGCGGTGCAGGTGTGGCCGCGCGAGTGCTGGCAGTCGGCCCCGGAGGTCTACGAGCGCGAGGCCCTGGCCCGCAAGGGCGCGCCGCCGACCGCGTTCGAGGCCGCCTTGCAGGGCCTCGGCGACGGCCTGGGCGGCCTGGGCCTCTACAAGCCGACGAAGGGCAGTTGCCTCTGGGAGGTCCTCGAGCGGCTCGACGTTCAGTGCGGCGTCGGCCCTTACGGCGTGCTGCTCTTCGGCACCGACGACGGCCTGCCCCTGCACACGCCGGCTGCGGGCGTGGAGGAGCGTGGCAGCTACGCCCTCGAGCCCGGCACCCCGCCGCCGGCCCCCGGCGCCAACGGGCGGTTCCCCGAGTACCGCCTCACCGTCAACGAGCGGATGACGCGGGGCCGCAAGCTGAACTACCTCCGCGTCTTCCCCGCCGTCCACGCCGAGGTCACCCGCTACGAGCTCAACCGCGCCAGCCCCCGGTACATGCAGCCGGCGGAGTACCTGCTGACCATGATGGGCACCAGCCGCTCGGCGGGCGACTGGGCCGAGCAGTCCTACACCGAGCGCGTCCACTGGTCGCGCGTCGTCCACGTCGCCGACGGCGTCGAGGGCAACGAGACGTTCGGCACGCCGCGCTTGCAGCACTCGATGAACCGCCACCTGGACCTGACCAAGGTCTACGGCTCGGCGGCGGAGATGTACTGGCTGGCCGCCATCATGGCCCTCGTCGTCCAGTCGCTGCCCGGCCACCGGCTCGATGTCGAGGGCACGAAGACGATGCTCAACTCGTTCATGAACCGCCTCCAGCGGTACATGAGCGTGAGCGGGGCCGAGGTCAAGCAGCTCGCCCCCGGCATCAGCGACCCGCGCCCCGTGGTCGAGGTGGCGATCGACGCCATCTGCATCGAGAAGGAGATCCCCAAGCGCATCTTCATGGGCTCGGAGCGCGGCAACCTGGCCAGCCAGCAGGACGACTCGAACTGGAACGACCGCGTGCAGCGGCGGCGCAACCAGTTCGTCACGCCGAAGGTCATCGTCCCGGTCGTCAACCGCCTGATCACCCTGGGCTGCCTGCCGGCCCCGGAGCGCTACTACGTCGAGTGGCCGGACATCACCGCCGCGTCCGCCCTGGACCAGGCCGACCGCCTGGAGCGGCGCACGCGGTCGTTCGTGGCGTTCGAGTCGGGGGCGAAGGGCCTCATGACCTGCCGCGACTACCTCGTGCGCGAGGCCGGCTACACCGAGGACGAGGCCGACGCCATCCTCGCCGCCCGCGACGCCGAGGCCGACGGCGCCGGCATCAGCCCCGAGGACGGCCTCCGCCGGGCCGAGGCCCTCGCCAAGGGCGTCTCGGCCGGCGCCCACACGCTGTTCTCGCGCAAGGACTTCTTCGTCCACTTCCTCGGGTTCAGCCCCGAGGTGGCCGACACGCTCCTGACCGACCTGGCCGAGGAGCGGCGCGAGGTCAGCCCCGAGGAGCAGGCGATGTACGACTTCGCCAGCGCCCGCCTGCTGGGCGGCGCCCGCACCCGGCTGGCCCCCGGCCAGTCCCCCGACGCGCTGCCCGGCGAGCGGGGCGGCCCGGCCGCGGCGCCCGCCGCAGTGGCGGCCGAGCCCCCTGAGCCGCCGGAGGAGGAAGACGGCGAAGCGGACGAAACAGAAGAAGACGAGGACGAGGCGGAGGATGGCGAGGAATGACGCTCCGTGCGACGCCAACTGTGCACCCCTGCACAGTTGAACCACCCACCTGCCCGGAGGCCGCATGAGCCAGGGGGCCGCCCCACCCGCCCCGCCGGGCCTCAGCCCCACCGAGGCCCGGCTGTTCGCTCTGCTCGCCGACGGCCGCTTCCACGGGCACGCGGAACTGCGGTCGTGCCTGTGGGACGACCTGGCCGGCGGCGGCGCCGTCTGGGCGCACGTCCGCCGGCTGCGGATCAAGCTGGACGGCACCGGCCTCGACGTGGCCGGCGAGCGGCGCGGCCAGAAGGGCGCCGCCTGGGTCTACCGCCTGGTCGCCCGCCTCGACTGCGGCCCTACTGGGCACCCCTGCCCAGTAGCCAACGTAACATCGACGTAACAGTGTTACGTTGGCAGTAAGGCATAGCTAACTCTTTGCCGCACCGTCCTTTACGGATGCGCCACGGCACGGCCATAATCCCCTAGACAGCGGGGAGGACAGCGCGTGCCGTTCGAGGTGCTCAATTCGCGGTCCGTCGGGCCGGCCCGGGAGGTGACCTTCCAAGGGCGCCCGCACCTGGCCGCGCCGATGCGGCTGATCGTGCCCGGCGTGCTGGCCGGCAGCAAGGGGCCGCTCTACTACCCGCCGGAGGAACTGGCGGCCGAGCCGCACCGCTGGGACGGCGTGCCGCTGGTGGGCTACCACCCGCGCCGCGGTGGCCAGCCGGTCAGCGCCCGCGCCCCCGACGTGCTCGAGGCGCAGGGCCTGGGCGTCAACTTCGCGACGCACTTCAGCGAGCACGGCCTCGACTCGGTCGGCTACTTCGACATCGACCGCGTCGCCGCGTTCGACCGGCTCTTGCCCGATCGCTACCGCATCCTGCCGCGGCTGCGGCGGGGCGAGCCGGTGGAGCTGTCCACGGGCCTGTACACGGACGACGAGCCGGCCGAGCCGGGGGCCGTCCACAACGGCACCGCCTACACGCACGTCGCGCGGCGGCACCGCCCCGACCACGTCGCCGTCCTGCCCGACGAGACGGGCGCCTGCAGCCTCAAGGACGGCTGCGGCGTACTGGTCAACGCCGGCCCGTGGCGCTGGCGGGCCGAGGCGGGCTGGACGCGCAAGACCCAGAAGGGCCGCACCGCGGCCGTCACCAGTGAGGGCGACATGACGAAGAAAGACCTGGCCGCCTGGCTGGTGGCCAACTGCGACTGCTGGAAGGGCGCCGCCGCCGACGAGCGGGCGGCCCTGGAGGCGCTGCCCGAGGCCAAGCTCCAGGCGATGAAGGCCGGCGCCGAGCGCGCGAACCTGCTCGCGGCCAACGCCGCGGCCCTGCCCGAGGGCGGCCTCGAGGCCGGCGCCCGCTACGCCGTCGAGAACGGCCGCCTCGTCAAGGCCCCGGCGCCGCGCCCCGACCCGGCCGAGGCGATCCGCGGGCTGAGCCCGCAGCAGCTCTTCGACCTGCTGCCGCCGGAGGCGAAGCTGTCGATCAACGAGGGCAAGAAGGCCCTGGAGGCGGAGCGCGGCCGGCTGATCGAGTCGCTCCTGGCGACGAAGCCGGAGGCGGAGCGGGCGGCCCTGGCGCCGGCCCTCAACGCCCGCACGCTCGACGACCTGCGGCTGATGGCGAGCTTCGCGCCGCCCGCCCCGGCGGCGGGCAACCCGTTCGCGCCGCAGCCCTACTACGCGGGCGGGCCGCCCCCGGCGGTCAACCGCGGCGGGCACGCGGCGGAGGTCGAGGACGTCCTCGACCTGGAGGCGATGCGCGAGGAGTGGAACAAGAAGACCGCCTGAGCCGCGAGGCCGGCCGGAGGGGCACACGACATGGCCAAGGGCAGCAAGATCATCCTCACCCCCGACCGGGGCTACCCCGTCGAGGGGATCGTCAACACGGGCGAGACGCTCTACCCGGGCATGATCGTCCAGTGGGACCCGACCCAGAGCACGCAGGGCGGGCGGCCCATCTACAAGATCTACGACCGCGGTGCCGACGGCGACCGCCCGGCCGGCGCGTTCGTCGTCGTCTGCGAGGACCTCAAGCAGGGCAAGACGACCTCCGACAGCTATGCCGCCGGCGAGCGCTTCCCGGCCTTCGTGCCCCAGGCGGGGTGCGAACTGAACCTGCTGTTCAAGAACGTCTCCGGGACGGCCGACGACGTCGCGGCCGGGGACCTGTTCATCGTGGACGACGGCACCGGCAAGGTCATCGTGACCACGGGCACCCCCGAGACCGAGGTGGCCGAGGCCCTGGAGGCCGTGACCGACCCGACGGCGGACACGCTGGTCTGGTCGTCCTGGTCGGGCCACTAACAGGCGGCACGCCGCGCAAGGAGACAGAGAGATGCCACTGGTCGATCACTACCTCGACACCCCGGGCGTGCCGCCCGCCCTCATGGCCGGCACCGTGCCCTACGGCAAGCTGCCGACCGCCAACTGGGCGCGCTACCGCCAGCCCTACCTCGACCGCCACGGCCGCGCGTGCCTGGCCGTCAACAGCCTCGACGGCGAGTGGACCAAGCAGGACGCCAAGGGCGGCGAGAGCAAGCCGCTCGTCAAGGCGTACCTCATTAACGACCTGCTCAACCGGGGCGTACCGCTGCCGGTCACGGCCAACGCGGCCACCCTGACCAAGGAGGCGTGGCAGGAGCTGTCGCGCCGCGTGCAACTGGCCGCCCGCGACCGGCTGCGGCTGGTCGAGGACCTGTCGATGGCCGTCCCCCTGGGCGGCTTCGACGCCTACCGCAAGATGACGTACGAGTACCAGGCGATGAGCGACCCGGGCAGCGCCTACGTCGATATGGACGCCCTGACCGACGGCACGGCCGACACGCCGCAGTTCATCACCCGGTCGGTGCCCCTGCCGCTGACCCACAGCGACTTCGGCTACAGCGACCGCGAGCTCGAGGTGTCGCGCTCGGGCAACATGCCGTTCGACATGGCGATGGGCGAGGCGGCGGCCCGGCGCGTCGGCGAGAGCCTGGAGGACCAGGCGATCGGCAACGTCACCGGCGTGACCTACGGCACGCAGTCCAGCGGCGCCGGCGCCCACACGGGCACCTCGACCGTCTATGGCCTGCGCACCTTCGCCCAGCGGCTGACCAAGACCAACTTCACGGCCCCCTCCGGCGGCGGCTGGGTGCCCTCGACGACCGTCAACGAGTTGCTGACGGCCATCGAGCAGTTGCGGGCGCAGAAGTTCTACGGCCCGTTCACGCTGTACCACTCGACGGACTGGGACCAGTACCTCGACCGCGACTACTACCACGCGATCACCTCCGGCGCCGTCGCCCCGGTGCGGACGCTGCGCGAGCGGCTGGGCGCCATCGGCGACATCGTCTCGATCCGCCGGCTCGACCGGCTGACGACGACCTTCACCCTGTTCCTGCTCCAGATGTCTTCGGACGTGGTGCAGCTTATCAACGGCATGGACACGACCGTCATCCAGTGGCAGGACAAGGGCGGCCTGGCCCACCGCTGGAAGGTCATGGCCATCCGCGTGCCGCTGTTCCGCAGCGACTACAGCTCGCAGACCGGCCTCCTCCACGGCAGCGTCTCGTGAGCGACGACAAGGAGACTGCCCCGTGACGACCCTGCCCGCGTACAAGACGAAGCGTTCCGGCCCCGAGCGGCCGGGCAAGTTCCGCGTCCTGGTCGGCTCGCACCTCGCGGCCGGCCCCGAGGGCTGCGGGTGCGACGACTGCGCCCGCGGCCTCGACCACGTCTACGAGAGCTACGCCACCCACCTGGGGCGCGTCCGCGAGGCCAACCGCACGCGGGCGCCGGGCGAGCCGCCCATGAAGAACATCCCGCCGCAGGAGTACACCGGCGACATCGTCGATTCGCCCGTGGACCTCGCCGCCCGGTTCAACGCCCCGCCGTTCTCGATCAAGTTCGAGCGGTTCGACGACACCCCGCTCCACGAGTCGGCCGCCCTGCGCCGGCGCATCGAGGACCTCGAGCGCGAGAACGCGCTTTTGCGCGGCCAGAAGCAGGGCGAGGCCCCGCCGCCGGGCGACGGCGAGGGCGACGACACCACGGCGAGGCCGCGCAAGCGCTGACCCCGCCGGCAACCCTGGAGGGGAGCGGATGTGGGGCGCGGAATCGGCGGCGGCGGACGGGGCGACCTACGCGGCGATGGCGACGATGGCGGTGACGACCGTCGGCGCCCTCGGCGCGGCCCTGTTCGCGTGGCTCAAGGACCGCGACAAGTTCCGGCACGACGCCCGCCTCGCCGTCCTCGAGGAGGCGCTGCGGACGACCAACGAGCAGATGGCCGAGCTGCGGCAGGCCGAGCGGGACTGCCGGGAGCGCGAACAGGTGCTCCGCCGGCAGATCGAGGACCTGTACCGGCGCATCGCCCGCCTGGACGACACGCCGCCGCACGGCCACGCGGCGGCCCATCATCCGGAGGGCGAGACGTGACGGCGGCGCTCAAGCTGGGCCGGCCCGACGACTGGGGCAACTACCGGCTGTCCGACGACAGCATGGTCTACGCCAGCGTGCGGCCCGGCGAGTTCTTCTGCTGGCTCCGCACCGGCGACCGGCACGACAACAAGGGCCGGCGGCTGCCCGACGGCGAGGTGATCTTCGGCAAGGGCACGATCGCCTACTACCAGACGGCCGGCGAGGCGCTGGCCCGGCTGAACCAGGAGCGAAGGCGGAGGGGGCTGGCGTGAAGAGGGCAATGGCGGCACTGGCGTTCCTGGCGCTCACCGCCCCGCTGGGGTGGGCGCAGCTCCGCGTCAAGGCGGAGCGGGAGTACGCCCCGCACCGGAAGATCGTGCTCCAGGCGGCCGACGTGACCTCGGCCAAGGCGCAGTTCCTGTGGGACGTGGACGGCGACGCCGACACGGTCGAGGCCGGCGGCACGCTCTACGTGTGGGCCGCCCCCGGCACCTACAAGGTCCGGCTCACGGCCATCGACTTCGACGCGAAGAAGGTGGAGCGGGCGACGTTCAGCTTCACGGTGACGGGCCAGGTGGCGCCGCCGGGGCCGAAGCCGATCGACCCGCCGGACGTGAAGCCGGCGGGCGCCCTGCGCGTGCTGGTGGTCTACGAATCGGCCGACGCCTCGCGACTGCCGGCGTCGCAGCAGTCGGTGCTCTACGGCAAGACGTTCCGTGACGCCCTCGACGCCCGCACGCCGCTCGGGCCGGACGGCAAGGCCCGCGAGTGGCGGATCTACGACGCCGACGTGGACCTCTCCGGCGAGGCGAAGGCGTGGCGCGACCTGATGGCCCGCCCGCGTACGGCCCTGCCGTGGCTCGTGCTGAGCTACGACTCCGGGGTGGCCTTCGAGGGGCCGCTTCCGAAGACCGTGGCCGAGGCGGTGGCCCTACTGGACAAGCACGCGCCTCGGGCGAAGAAGGGGGGGCGGTGATGGGCGGCCAAGAACTGTTGATCGACGACGGGACCAGCCCCGACCTGCTCTTTGCCGAGCCGTACGGCCGCGGCCTCGTACCGCGCGACTGGGACCAGTTCCCCGAGGCCATGTACGCGCCGCCGTCGGACCTGCCGCTCATCCCGGAGGGCGAGTGGTCGGACCGGATCAAGGAGAAGGTGCGCGAGAAGGCCCAGCTCAGCGATGTCTACCTGGCCTCGGGCATGGCCCACCTGGACCAGGGCCGCTCCAACTACTGCTGGGCGCACAGCACCGTCCACTGCGTGATGATTGGGCGGGCGGCGGGCAACCAGCCCCACGTCCCGCTCAGCGCCTTCGCGGTGGCCGCCGTGCTCATGAAGGGCCGCAACGAGGGCGGCTGGTGCGGGCTGTCGCAACAGTTCCTCCGCGAGGTGGGGGTGCCGTCGCAGAGCTTCTGGCCGCAGGGCAACTTCTCGCTCTCCCTCGACACGCCGCAGATGCGGGCCAACGCCGCCCTGCACAAGGTGACGGAGGAGTGGGCCGACCTGACGCGGCGGGTGTACGACCAGAACCTCACCTTCCAGCAGTTGGCGACCTGCCTGCTCTCGAACGTCCCCTGCGCGGTGGACTTTTCGTGGTGGGGGCATAGCGTGTGTGCCCTCGACCTCGTGGAGGTGGAGCCGGGCGACTTCGGCATCCGCATCCTCAACTCGTGGGCGAACTGGGGCGACCGCGGCCTGGCGGTCCTGCGCGGCGGCAAGGCGCGGCCCGACGGCGCGGTGGCGATGCGCGCCACGGGAGGCTCGGCCACATGAGCGACCGCGACTACCACGCCTGGGCGACCGCGACGACCGTCCTGGCCGCAACCGCCATCCTGCTAGCCTGGCTCGGCCTCGTCGTGGCCGCCCAGGCCCGCCCGCCGCAGGCCCCACGCCCGCCGCAGGCCCCGCCCCTGATCGACCCGGCCCCCGCCCGCGCCGACGGCGAGCCGCACCCCGACGGCGGCGGCTGGCGGTGGAGCGCCGCCTGGAGGTGCTGGTATCGCGTCCGCCCCGCCCCCGAGGTGGCGGCGGGCCCTTTCGCCCCCTGGCCCGCCACGCGGGGCACGACTGCCCCGGCTGTGGGCGGGCCCAGTTCGTGGTCGCCAGCCGCGGGCCTGCCCCCGGCACGCACGTTCACACCTGCGCCCGTTGTGCTGCCTCGTGGTGGCACTAACTGCCCGACGTGACGATAAGCCCCGAGGCCCGCCGTGCGCGGGCCGTGCCCCTGATGAGAGGTGACGAGATGAGCGAACCTGTTGGACACCCCGGCGGCTTCTACACCCACCTCCGCGACCTCGTGGCCGCGGTGCGGGCGCGGGACTGGGGCGCGGTGCTGAGCCTGTCGATGGAGCTCGTGCAGATGGTCAAGGACGACGTCGCCAACGACCCGCGGCCGGCCGTCGGCGCGGCCGCCGACGCCGACGCGGACGCGCTGGCCGCCGCCCTGGAGCAGTACGTCCCGGCCCCCGGCGGCCCGCCGGCGACGTTCGGGGCGGTGCCCTGGGCGCTGCTGGCGCCCCTGATCCTCAAGGCCGTCGAACTGGCGCTCAAGCGGCTGGCCGATCGGTGACGACCACGGGTGGGCCGGGCGCCTTCTGGCGGCCCGGAACGGCGGCGGCGCACGGGGCAGCGCCGCCGCCGCCCGCCGGACAGGGTGCCCCGGAGGAGGACAGAAGCGGTGGCCGTGACGCCGAGGACATCCGCCGAGCGAGTCAGGGGCGTGCTGCTCCAGAACTACGATTCGGCCCGCCAGCCGAACCTGACGCCGTTCATCCGCGTCGCCAGCCTGCTGACGACGCGGGTCGCGGCGGCGGCGGCGGCTGTCGGCGTCACACTGTCCGACGACGAGCAGTTGGAGATGGAGACCCTGCTCGCCGCCCACAACTACTGCTGCGCCGACCGCACGCGGGCCAGCCACCGCGTCGGCATGTCCTCGGGCGTGTACGACGGCAAGACCGGCCTGGGCCTCGACTCCACCATGTACGGCCAGCTCGCGAAGATGATGGACCGCTCGGGCTCCATCGGCGGCATCGCCTCGGGCGAGGCGCCCGCGGTGGCGTGGCTCGGCACCGAGCCGGAGGAGTGAGCATGCCGCCACTCTCCGACCTGGCGCGGCGGCAGACGGCGGTCCTGTGGCCGATGGCGTCCCGCGACCGGCAGAACGAGCCCGTCATGGACGACCCGGTCGAACTGCTGGTGCGCTGGGAGCACCGCCTCCGCGAGGTGCCCGGCCGGGACGGCACGCCCCTGGCCGTGGTCGCGACCGTGTGGGTGGACCGCCGCGTCCCCGTCGGCTCGGCCATGTGGCTGGGCGAGCTGGCCGACTGGCCCGGCACCGGCCGCGGGGCCAACGACGAGGAGCTCTGCTACGTCGCCACCCGGCAGATGGTCCCCGACGAGAAGGGCCGGGAAACGGAGTGGGTGCTCACCCTGACGCGGTCGCGCGACACACTCGGCACCTGGGAGGGCGCGTGATGGCGAAGAGCCTGGTCAAGGTCGGCGGCATCGGCCAGTTCACCGCCGCGGCGATGGCGGAGGCCCGGCGCCTGGGCGGCGCCCCGCGTGTCGAGGTGGCGTACGACGCCCCGTATGCGGTGTACGTCCACGAGGACCTGACCGCCCGCCACCCCGTCGGCGCGGCCAAGTTCCTGGAGCGGCCGATGCGCGAGGGCTCGCGCGACCTCGCGGCCCTGATCGAGGCCCGCATCGCCGCGGGCGCCACGCTGACGGCGGCGCTCCAGGCGGCGGGCGAGGAGCTCCTGCGGCGGTCGCAGGCGCTGGTGCCGGTGGATACCGGCCGGCTGAAGGGCAGCGGGCGCACCCGGGTGATTAACGGATAAGGGGATCTTCAATGGCCGACTTCGTGTACAACATAGCCTTGGGCCGGGTGGTGGAGTACGCCGCCCGCGTCGAGGCGAACGACCCGACCAACAGCGCGTTCATCGTCGTCGCCCTCGTGGCCGGCGGCGTGAGCGACGCGACCCTCAAGGACCTCAACGCCCTCTCCGACGTGCTGGGGACGGCCGCCAACGAGGCCACGAACACCAACTACGCCCGCAAGACGCTGGCCAACGGGGCGCTCACCATCACGGTGGACGACACCAACGACCGGGCGGAGGTGGACTTCGCCGACCAGACGTGGTCCGCCGTGGCGGCCGGCGACGTGTGGACGGACCTCCTGGTGTGTTACGACAGCGACACGACCGGCGGGACCGACGCGAACATCGTGCCGATGACGCAGCATGATTTCAGCCTCACACCAGACGGCTCAGATGTGACCGCGCAACTTAATGCAGCAGGGTTCTTCCGGGCGGCTTAATGGGCGTAATAATGACATTGATTGATCATTAACTGCCGCATTGAGAGGGCCGCCGATGAAGCCTTGCAAAGGGTGTGGTGTTGTTAAATCTCTCGACCTGTTTGCGATTAACAAGGGCGGCAAGTTTGGCCGGAACAGCCGCTGCAAGGCGTGCGTCTCGGCGGCGGCGAAAAAGCGCCACCTGGCCAACCTCGACGACAGCCGGGCCAGGGCGAAGGAGAGGCAGAAGGCGTATCGCGATCAGCACCGCGGCCGCCTCTCCGATCAGTGGAGGGCGCGTCGGCGGCGCGTCACCCTGGCCGCCTACGGCCTGACGCCGGAGCGTTACGATCAGATGCTGAAGGAGCAGGGTCACTGTTGCGCCCTCTGCGGGTCGGCCGACCCGCAACACTGGAGCAATCAGTTCCACGTTGACCATGACCACGAGACGGGGGCCGTCCGCGGGCTCCTGTGCGCCCCGTGCAACGGCGGGCTTGGCCTGCTCGGCGACCGCCCGGAGAGGCTTCAGGCGGCACTGGCGTACGTCCTGGCCTCCACCGACGTGGTTGGCCTCCACCGCGCTTCCTAGGAGCGACCGATGAGCAACGACCCCGCAACCCTGCTGCTGCCGCCGCTGCCGGACTGGCTGAAGCGGGACGGCGACAAGCCTACGCATTACACCGTGGACCCCGACAAGGTCTACCCGCTCATTCTCAAGCGGATGGGCGTCAAGGACGGCGAGATCAACCAGTACTGGCTCGAGCTCGCCTACCTGATCGTCAAGGAGCTCATCGCCCGCCTGCTGGGCGGCACGGCGACCAAGGTGCGCATCGAACGCAAGGAGGCGTGGTCGCTCCTGAAGGCGCCGCCGAAGGAGGGCCTGGCCCTGGTCGGCGCCGGCGAGGACGAGGCCATCGCGAAGATGCAGCGCGACCTCAACTGCCACGCGGCGCGCAAGGACTGGAAGAAGGTTTGCAACGCCTTCTTCCGCAACGGCTGATCACCCCAACTGCGGAGGGGTCCGCAGTAGACACCCGGAGGCCCCGATGGCTCAGAACGTCCAGATCACCTTCACCTTCACGGTCAAGGCCCCGCTGACGGTCACCAACCCCAACCCGCCGGACGCCACGCTGGGCGTGCCGTACAGCCACCAGTTCGTCGTGACCGGCGGGGTCGCCCCCTACGTCTTCTCCGCACCGAGCCTCCCGCCGGGGATGGCTCTGACCTCAACCGGCGAGTTCTGGGGGACGCCGACCGCCGGGGGTTCTTACAACGTCTCGATCACAGTCACGGACTCGACGCCCTGAAGGACGAACCATGCCGCAGTCCATCACCCACGACTTCCTCTTTCGCGTTCTCGGTCAAGGCCCGACGGTCCCACCGATCGGGACGGCGACTATCGCCGTTGATAAGGCCGATCACGTCGTTGCCTCCGGGGACGTGGTCACGGTTATCGCGGAGGTCCTCGGTGCTGTGGAGGTCTACGCTGACTCCCCGGCCGGGCGGATCGACCTGTCGCCGACGGGCGGGACGTTCTCGTTCACCCCACAGGTCTCGGGGCCGTTCCCCCTGGTCGTTATCGACGCGGCCGGGGGCAAGACGGTCAAGCCGATGTCAGTGATCGTCAAGTACGACCGGCCGGCCCTCGACCCGACGGCCCCGCCGACCCTGACGACGGTCCAGAACGGCCCGCTCGATGACCCGGCGACCTGGGGCGGGCGGCTGCCGACCGCTGACGAGACGGTCGAGGTCAAGCACGGCTGCACCTACTCCGGCCGCAAGTTCTGGTGCGGCCGGCTCATCAACACCGGGGCCATCGTCGTCCGCGGCGGGGTACTACACACGACCGATTACGACGACCGGGGTGTGGGCGCCCTGAACCTGATCGGCGAGGGCGTGGACAAGGCCCTGGTCATGCTCCACAACCGGCCGCGCCACCCCAACGATACGGCGCACGTCGGGAGGTCGGTGCGCGTCCGCGGCACCTTGACGATCCGCGGCAAGGCGAAGTCCCGCCGGGCGATTCTCAACGGGGCACGGGTCGGCGATACGCGCCTGACTTTGCTGGCCCCTGTCTCCGGATGGGGCGTTGGCGACAAAGTCCTCCTCCAGGACACGCGGCGGCTCGACGACAACCCGGCTCGCCAGGAGGAGGTGTGCGTCGTCCGCGGCGTCAGCGCCGACGGACTGACTGTCTACCTGCTCTCGCCAGTGCGGCTCGACCACCTGCCGTACACGGAAAAGGACGGTTCGGTCTTCAGCCCCGTGAAGGTCTTGAACCTCATCGCCAACGCCGGCTTCGTGACCTCGGACCCGACGACCGTCGCAACGCGATGTTCCGTCCATATCAGCGGCGCGGCCCGCCTGGACGCCGACCACTGGCTGGCCCACGCCACCGGGCGGCACTCGACGGGCGGACTGGCCAGCCTTGAACCGTACGACGCCAACCCCATGGGCCTGCACAACCTCGTCGGTCCGCCGGGCGGCGTGGGCGAGGTGATCCCCTGGCCCGACGGCAGCGTGCGGCCTCCTCAGTTCCGCCTGACCAACGGCGTGTCGCTGGAGCCGGCCCCCGTCGTCCCCGTCGGGACCTCGCAGGTGTCGTGGGGCGTCCTGCTCAACAACAGCCATTACGGCCTGGTCGAGGGCAACAACGTCTTCAACTGGCACGGGGCAGGCGTCGTCTGCTTCGACGGCAACGAGACGCGCAACCTCGTCCGCAACAACAACGTCGTGGCCCTCGTACCCGCCGGTCACAACGAGGGGCGGTTCGGCAACGAGAACGTTGCGCACACCTCGACGGCCTTCTGGTTCCGCGGCCCGGGCAACTGGGTCCTTGACAACTTCGCCAGCGGCTGTGACCGCGGGTATGTCGTCGCCCCCTACGTCCGCGGTGGCGCTGGCGAGGTCAAGGTTCCCGTGGCGCCCGGCGAGGACCCTTACAAGGGCCGCCACGCCCTCATCGACCTGCGCAACACGCCGCTCGTCGGCTTCGAGAACAACGAGGCCGGCGGGCGGATCATGAACGCTGTTGAACTGTGGCATATCGGCACAAACCCGTATGGGAGCGGTCCGGCGGTCAACTTCCGCGAGTCGGTCGTCAAGGGCCTCGTGGCGTGGAGGCTTCGCGACCACGTCTTTTACAACTACATGACCGCGGGGGTCACGTTCGACGGCTGTCGCGCCCGCGGCGGGTGGCTGGCGTTCTTCTCCTCCGATTATGTCTGCGTGGACTTCAAGCTGAAGCGCTGCGACCTGCGGGGCTTTGGCACCGGGTGGGCGGTCGGGCCTCTGTCGAACCAGTCCCTGGAAGATTGCTACTTCGAGACGGACGTGGGCGTCTCGGTCGGTCTGCTGTGGATCGCCGGTTCCGACGCGCGGGCGATCCCGCCGCGGACTGTCCGGCTCAAGGGCCTCCGCTGGTCGCCTCACGCGACGACCGGTTCCGCCATCTATATGGGGCCGTGGCGAGAGCCGGGCGGCTCGGACGTGGTCAACGCCGTCGCCCCCAACAAGGTGCTCGTCGAGGACTTCCAGGGGCAGATTGGCGACAACTTCCGCGTCTACTTCTACGACCAGGACGGCGAGAGGCTCACGCCGGCGACCGTCATCCTGCCCGACGGCAAGTACAAGGTCATCGGGGCGCCGTCGCCTGGGAAGACCAACGCGCAGAACTGGGCCGAGCACGGCCTGGCGTTCGCCGGCGCGGTGACCCCGCCCGGAGGCATCGTCCGCAACGACATCGTTGGCGTCACGCATCCGCTCACGGTCGCAACCCTCTAGAGGAGGTCCCCCCGTGCCCCTGACCCCGCAGCAGCTCGCCACGCTCAAGGCGGACATCCTGGCCGACCCGGCCCTTTCGGGTCAGCCGAAC